AAAGCATTTGTTCCTTATATTATGTTGCGCTATGCTAGTAACGTAGAAGGTGACCGATTCTTTACAGAACACTATGTTACCACTACCAATGAACTAGTTAATGTAAACTATTGGCAACTAACTAAGCATCCTAAGTTACAGTGGTTATTGTTTAGCATGGTAGGTGCATATGAGCCACAACGACACCCTTGGCTCAAGTCTAATAGCAAACGTGCTAAGAAGTCTGAATTACAAACAGCATTACAAGCACTATACCCTGCGGCCAAGTTAGAAGAACTTGAGTTATTAGAATCTACACTGACTAAAGAACAGGCTAAGAAATTCTTAAATGAATACAGTGAACTTGACAAACAACAGCGATGAGCATCGCTGTACATTCTGTGACAGAGTGTTTAGGGCAGAGCGCACTCTGTTAGCACACGTTTGTGAACAGAAAAAACGTAGTCAAGAAAGAACAGACCCTGTTGGGCAATTAGCTTTTATGAGTTACCAACGTTTCTATCAACTTACACAAGGTGGTAAGGAGCGTACATGGGACCAGTTTGCCAAGAGTGCATACTATCTAGCCTTTATGAAGTTTGCTAGGTACATGCGTACAGTGGATGCAGTTAATCCCATGTTGTTCATTGACTGGGTTATTAAAAAGCAAATTAAATTAGACCACTGGGCACGTGATACTACCTATACCAAGTACTTGGTAGAATACATTAAGACCGAAGGTGCTGACAGTGCTATTGAACGTAGCTTTACTACAATGCAGAAGTGGGCAGACGAACAAGCGGCTAGCTTCGAGCATTATCTGGTCTATGCTAATCCTAATAGGATAGTCAGTGACTTGAGCAATGGCAGGATTAGTCCTTGGATGATGTGGGCTACTAAAACCGGCAGAGAGTTCTTAGGCAAACTCAACGAAGATCAATTAAATGCTATTGCTACAGTAATTGATCCAGACCACTGGAATCGTAGACTTAAAGATTGGCCTGTGGATTTAGAAACTGTTAAGTATGCCTGTAAAGCGGCAGGGATTGAATAATGGATATTGATATTGACTTAGCGGATAGAGAACAACTGTTAAAGTTGGTTAAACACATTCCTGCAAGTATGAACAAGCAAGGTGATTTGGTCAAGCACAATACAGGTGTTTACTTTCAATTCTTACCTTGGAATTGGAATAAGAATCTAGCATCAGTAGAATATGAAAGTGCCGAAACCCAGGGTTACTTTAAGATTGACTTGCTTAATGTACATTTGTACAAGCAGGTCAAGAGTGAAGACCACCTTAATCAATTGTTAGCCCAAGAACCTATGTGGGAGATGTTGGAACATGATGATATTGTTAACCAATTGATCCACCTAAATGGAAACTATGAAGTTGTTAACCGATTGAAGCCCAAGTCAATTCTAGAACTTGCGGCATGCTTGGCAATTATTAGGCCCGCCAAGCGGTATCTATTAGATAAAGATTGGGCTACGATTTTTAGTGAAGTGTGGACTGCCCCGCCTGCTGGTGGGTACTATTTCAAGAAAGCACACGCCCTTGCGTATGCACATTTGGTAGTAGTTCATATGAACTTACTAGTTGAACAAACTAGTTAAGCAGTTGGGTTCTTTGCACCGACTCTACGTACTAACTGAATGTTTCTGCGCTTGATTCGCTTTTTAAAGAAGTCATTTAAACTAACAACAGGACCTGCTAATATTTGAGTTTCTTTAAGGCTAAACGTTTTTAAGAATACTTTATAACCTTCCATTTCGCCCTTGATAAAAATGTTAATGGGCAACATTCTATTGCTTTCCCACCACCACTGTTCACCTAATTTTAAGAAGTACACTTTTAAATCGTCACTGGGGATACTTTGAAAGTCATAAAAACTAATGGTCTGGGCGTCACTGTTCTGCACGATACCTACGTATTCTATGCCACAGTAACTTATTACCGTTAAAAACGGGAACTTTTCTAGAAGTTCAACTATACGATTTTGTGTTGTTGTCATCGGGTAAATACACTTATGAATCAGCTCTCTGCTTATTTAATAGTCCAAACAATCTCATTGAGATTAAACACACCTACGACTCTGAGGAATACAGTAATGTGGAACAAGCCCTTAAAGGTCTACCAGGGAGTAGACAATGCCTATGAACTAATTATTCACGACTTTGACCAGCAACCTGTACCTGTTACAGCTTATACCGCAAGGTTCAGAGCAATCGATGCTACTGGTAATTATGCTTTGGACAAGGCCGTGGCAATAAAAAGTGGCACAACAAACCGACTAGATTTACAGTTACTTAAAACAGATCTTGCAGATTTAGAACTAGGATTCTACCACTATAGTGTTACGTTAACTGATGAAGAAACAGAACGTCCTTTGTACTTTGAACAAAACGGAACCGCAGTTGGACAAATGGAAATCTTGGGCGGACCATTTCAGCCTTAAAAATAACTTGACACTCACCACAGATGTCTGCTATAATACAGTATGACAAACTTGGTCGTAGATACCGTTCAACAGCTTTTACCTAAAAGGAAAAAAGGTAGTACCACAGGTTGGACTAGCTTCAATGCCGTGTGCTGTCACAACAAAGGTGAAAGCAAAGATACCCGAGGTCGTGGGGGCATTAGATTTGACAATGACGGCTTTGCATATCATTGCTTCAATTGTGGATTCAAAGCTGGCTGGCGTCCTGGTACATTGCTTAGTAAAAATACTAAGAGCCTACTACAGTGGCTAAACGCCAGCGATGAACAAACAGCACAAATTGGATTTGAAGTACTTAGGCTACGTGAAAGTTTACCAACACCTAAAAAGTTTCAAGTACAATCTACAGAATTTCCCACAGTTGATTTACCCGTAGGAGCTCGTCCTTTAACTGAAGTGCTAGCAGACAGTCCTACTGATGATGCGTTAGCAGTTGCAGAATATTTGTTAAATCGTAAACTAGATCCAAGCAGATACTTATGGACTGGAGAAGAAGGGCTAGGACGTAGATTCATTATTCCGTTTGATCATGATAACAGGATTGTAGGTTGGACTGCTAGAACAGTAGACAACGTTAAGATTACCAAGTACCTTAGTAACACACCCGGCGGATATGTTTATGGATTAAGTAAACAATCCGACACACAAAAGTATATGTTTGTAGTTGAAGGTGTGTTAGATGCAGACGTTATAGAAGGATGTGCATTGTTACATGCAGAAGTTAATCCGACACAGCGACAGCAACTTGCCGCACTAGATGTTACAACTGTGCTAGTACCAGACAGAGACAAGACTGGTTTAAAGTTAGCAGAACAAGTTTTAGAGTATGGATGGTCAGTTAGTTTACCTGACTGGCACGATGATGTTAAGGACGTAGCAGATGCGGCCAAGAGATATGGTTTGCCTTATACTATAGCTAGTATTGTGCAAGGTATTGAACACAACAGCCTAAAAGCTAAGTTAAAAATTAGAACGCTTCAAAATAAATTGCTAGATAAAGTACAATGACAGAACAAAGAGATTACAACACCGATTTACAACGTCTGTATTTGCAGATGTTCTTGCATGACGCAGAGAGTTTCGTTAGAGTTCAGAACATCTTTGATCCAGACTTGTTTGACCGAGGCCTTAGGCAAACGGCTACGTTTGTTAAAGACCATGTAGAGAAGTATCGTACACTGCCTACACTGGATCAGGTTAGAGCAACTACTAATCAAAACTTTGATGCACTAGAACAGATTGATCCGGGCCATGTTGAATGGCTCTTAGATGAGTTTGAGCAGTTTACTAGACACAAGGCTCTGGAAAAAGCTATTCTAGAAAGTGCTGACTTGCTAGAGAAGGGTCAGTATGCAGACGTTGAGATTAAGATCAAGAACGCTGTACAGATTGGTCTTACTAAAGACATGGGTACAGATTACTTTGCTGACCCAATGGCTCGTCTAATGCGTATTAAAGCTAGCAATGGACAATGTAGTACAGGCTGGCCTGCGTTGGATAGGAAGTTGTTTGGTGGTTTTAATCGTGGTGAACTTAACATCTTTGCAGGCGGATCTGGTTCTGGTAAGTCGTTGTTCATGCAAAACATTGCACTTAACTGGGCACTAGCAGGACTCAACGGCATTTACTTTACACTAGAACTTAGTGAAGAACTTTGTAGTATGCGACTTGACTCTATGCTTACAGATGTGCCTAGCAAGGAAATCTTTAAACGTATTGAAGATGTTGAACTTAAAGTTCGTATGATGGGTAAGAAGTCTGGTAACTTGCAAGTCAAATATATGCCAGCAGGTAGTACTGCCAATGACTTTAGGGCATACATCAAAGAGTACACAACTAGAACACAGGTAAAGCCAGACTTTATTTGCATGGACTATTTGGACTTGTGTTTCCCTAATAACAAGAAAGTAGATCCGGGTAACTTGTTTGTTAAAGATAAGTTTGTAGCAGAAGAACTACGTAACTTATCCAAGGAAGCTAATTGCTTGTTTGTTACAGCGAGTCAGTTGAATCGTGCTAGTGTGGAAGAAGTAGAGTTTGACCACAGTCACATTGCAGGTGGTATTTCTAAGATTAATACTGCTGACAACGTGATTGGTATCTTTACAAGTCGTGCTATGCGTGAGCGTGGTCGTTATCAGATCCAGTTTATGAAGACACGTTCTAGTAATGCTGTTGGACAAAAGGTAGACTTGGAGTTTGATATTGAAACTTTGCGTATTAGAGATTTGCCAGAAGAGGAACAAAGCAACGGTTCTTATAACAACGGACAAATGAATGGCCCGAGATCATCTAGCGTATTAGATGCAATTAAAACTAAGAGCAGTTTGAACACAGATGACGACAGCAACAAGTCAGCACCTTGGGAAAAGGCTAAACCAAAAGAAGGTTTTAACTTAGAAGCACCACAACCCAAGGCACAAGCAATGGCTAGTAAGCTAGCAGGCATGTTAAAAAGTTTGGACGACAATTAAAATAGTTCTTGACAACAGCTCTATAATTCGCTATAATTGACTATAATCCACTATAAAGTAAGGAATCGAAATGACAAAACTATCACTACGTAAAGCCGCCGCAGTACAAAATGAAATTCGTAACGCTATCAAAGAACTTACTTTGGTTGGCACAGTGTCAGTAACTGAGTTTGATCGAGCTCATAGTGACACAATTGATAAGCGTCACGGCGAAGCATGGGATATTATCAATCGTCGTGATTCGCTAACAGCCGTTCTTTATCGTATTCGCAGTGCAGTTAGCACAGCTAATCAGCTAAGTGGTATTAGCGACATGCTGGCTACTGTTGCTATGATTGAAACTCGTATCAAGGATCTTGAAATTGCCAGTAAGTTCACGGCACGTACTGATATTGAAGAAGTAACAGCCCGCCTAGACAAGATTCGTAACATCAAGGAAGATCGTTATAGCTATGGTGGAGAGCGCACAGTTGAAGTTGGACTATTCAGTGAAGGCGAGATTGCTGGATTTAAGAACACTATTGCTGAACTCAAGCGTCAGCGTCAAAACATTCGTGATAAGGTTTTAGAAGCCAACATCCGTAGTGAAATTACATTGTCCGACGAGGACTCTGCGATCTTAACTACTGCTGGCATTCTATAAGAGTTGGGGCTTCGGTCCCCGGTAAGAGGTTAAGGAGAGCTTAAAGGCACCCTCGAGAAAGGCCCCGGCCTTTCTTGAACTATACAGCAACCGACCCATTGTTATCTAGATTTAACGCCGTAGTGGCATTGTATGTTGCTCTAGAGTTTCCCGGGTCATCGTTTGTAGCATGTCTATATGTTAAGCTAACGGAAGTAATATGTCCTAACAGCCAATGTCTTTTGCACATTGTTCGGCCTTTGGTTTAACTTTTCCTCTTACTGTTATTTTTTAAGGTATCAAAATGCGTATTCAAGTTGTCAGTGATTTACATCTAGAGTTTGGGGATATTCAAATCCCCAACACTGAGGCAGTGGATGTTCTGATCCTTAGTGGTGACATTATGGTTGCTCAGGATCTGCACGACCATCCAGAAGCAGACATGAATCCCATGACTGATGCATTGTATAAGAACATGGGTCGTAAACAAGCTAATGCTTACGACTTCCGCAACTTCTTAAAACGTTGTAGTTTCCAGTTCCCCCATGTGATTTATATTGCAGGCAATCATGAATATTATCATGGTAAATTCCCTGTCGGTACAGATTACCTGCGTGATGAATGTGCTAAGTTTGATAACGTTCACTTCCTTGAAATGGACACAGTTACTATTGACGATGTAACATTTGTCGGTGGAACACTATGGACTGATATGAACAGGGGCGATCCGTTGACTATGCACAGCATGGGAGATATGATGAATGACTTTCGCCTCATTCGTAATAGTGATTTAGGATACACTAAGTTTCGTCCTAACCATGCCGCCGAGCGGCATCGTAAAACTGTTGAATATATTCGTACAGTTATCGAGGGCAAATTGGATCAAAAGTTTGTAGTAGTTGGGCATCATGCACCTAGCAAAATGAGCATACACGAACAGTATAGAGATCAATATCTTATGAATGGTGGCTACAGTAGCGACCTTGATGAGTTCATTCTAGATCATCCGCAGATCAAGCTATGGACGCACGGGCATACACATCACCAGTTTGATTACATGATCGGTGATACTCGCATTGTATGTAACCCACGTGGCTACATTAACTACGAAGCTTGTGCAGATACATTTGACCCTTACAAGGTAGTCGAGGTTTGACAATAATACTCCTAGTCCAAGCTAAATACTCGACTAGGAGTATTTGATGCTAATCCGTGAAATTTTAACCGAATCTCGTACAGATGAAGCCCCTGTGGGCATGTTAACCCGTGGCTTGACTAAGCTAGGCGCCGCACTAGGTAGCAACAAGCTAGCTGGCGCAAATGACATGCAGAAGATGGCTAACAACTTGTACAAAGATATCGAAAAATGGATGGGTAAAGCAGGCATCCGTCAAACTGATGCAGAGACTCTTTTAGCTAGTCCTATGTTCCAGGGCGATCAAGTAATGCCCGGCATCTTAGACCAGCTTGGTG